GCTATCCTTCACATTCGCCTGTCCGGTCAACCTCTCGCCCTGTGTGGTGCCAAGCACTCCGCTTGGTCGCCTTCCGACCTTGCCCGTGAAGCGGGCGTGTGGTCCGAAAAGCAAGGTCGATACACCACCCTTGCCAACACCGGCGCACCTCGTACACCTGTCTGCCCGCACTGCCAAGCACTGCTGTGACCAGCACCCCACGGGTGGCGATTCCCAGCCTACGGGCTGGGACCACCCTTCACGCTCACCCCTCCGGTCCTCGTCTGCGTGTGTTGCAGGCGGGGGCCACCCCTCGACTAAAATTTCGATGCCGACTAATTAAAAATCCTCTTTTCGACTAATTCGATACCGACTAAATTTGGTCTATTTTTATTTTCGATAATTTTCGACTAAATTTTCTATTTTAATGTCCTGGATACCGACTAAATTTTGATTTGCGTTTTCGGATTTAGTCGCGACTAAATGATTTAGGTTGCCCTAAAAAAATTTAGGTCGCCCTAAAAATGTTTAGGCGGCCCTAAAACATGAACGCTTCATGTGCATTTCGGCAAATCGGAGATTTAGGGCACCCTAAAACGCCGAACGCTCATATCCGGGTTCAAAGTGCGAAATTGGCTCAAATTCCAACATTGTCCGCCTCGGCTCCGGTGCGCCGTCGGACCACTTCCGAGCCGAAAAGTGAACAAGAATGATTCATGTTCGGGTCGAAACAGGCTGGCGAAACAGGGGCCACCGCCTCGCAGTGCATCGTTTAGTTGACCCAAACCCAAAACATGAACCAAAACATGAATGAAAAGTGCGATTCCAGCCCGTTTAGGCACATTGTCGGGCCGGTGGCAGGCCGAGCCGGAGCAAACCAAAAACCCCCAAAACAGCCGAATTTCATGGATTAGTCGTCAAATGCTCATATAGGAGGGAGAACTCCGGTGGGAATACAGGAGGGAAACCAAATGCAAAACAGCGAAAACACACAAAACGCAAACGAAGCAAGCATGATGAAGCAGTTCATCAACGGAACCGAAAACCCCCATGAGGTTATCATGGTCACATTGGTGGAGGCTGTGTCAAAGCACAGCAACGCCAACCGAGCCATGACCCGACGGGTCAACAAGTACCAAGCGAAGGACACCGTACCAGCCACGGTACTCAAGGGGCTAAACGACGAGATGGGCATCAAGAACCCAAGCATGGCGGCCATCAAGGCCGCTGGATTCCGACCGGTCAAGACCATCCGACCAAACCAACAACCACGAACCTACGACCTTGGCGAACTCGACGCCACCGACCTCGTGATGAAGCCAGCAGTCCGCCGAGCCTTGGCCGCTTTGGTCAGCCTCAAGGCATACCGTGACGCCAACCGCCACGCCGTTGAGAAGTCCGGTCAGTCAGCCGAAGCCATCGACCTCGACTTGATGGAAGCCACCCCCGAAATGATGCAAGCCTTCGGCCTCATTGAAGGCGATATGGTGCGATATGTGCCGGTTGACAGCAAGGCCCTCATCCGTGACGGAATGGACACCTTGAAGCAACTGAATGACAAGCGAAAGGGTGACCTTGCCCTCGACACTCGCAACCGTGTTGAAGGCTCCACCGTCCACCGCTACGCCCTTCAAGGCGATGGCGTGGACTGCCTAAAGGCACACCTTGCCATCAACGCCGAAACGGTGCTTGATTGGACCAACAACGGCCACGCCGCCCAGCGGTACTGCTCCGACTGTCGCAAGGCATGGGGACACCAGCAAGTGAGCCGAGCCAACGCCTGCCCTGCTTGCGGTACCCCGAAGCGCAACCTTGGATACAACAGCGTGACCATGCACCTACCGGTCTTGGACAAGGTGAACGCTGGCCTCAAGACCTACGGCGGCCACCGAGTCCACTTCAAGGCTTGCCGCATCACGAAGGCCCTGTTCAACCGTGTTGTGATGGCTCACCGTGGCCAAATCACACCGGCCCAACTCATGGCCGATTGCATGACCAACGACGGCGACGCATCCCGATTTAGCACCCGAATTGAGGGTGGCAAGTGGAGCAAGATGGACTTCGATGTCGTCCCATGTGCCTTTGAAGTGGCAGTGGATGGCGAGCAAGTCACCCTTTTGGGCATCGCTCTTGAGCGACGCTTCAAGGCTTGAATGCGACCGATGAACTGAACGAAGAACGAACGACGAACGACACACTGCGGAGGTATTGACAAGCAAACGAAACAACAACAGCGACCGGTTCTCATCCTGTGCCGGTCGTGGAGTGGGCCAGCGGGATGTTTTTTTTTATGTCAATTTTCGGGGTACTGCGAGCCTGTTCAGCAGGTGCCGCCCTGCTCGGCTGGGGCTGAAATCGAAAACAAGCCCGTAGACACCCCTACAGCGCACGCAAGGGGGTGCGGTGCTACCCATACCGCCCAGCACCCACGAACGGCCCGTACAGGCCATGTATGGCATCAAGAATGGGCATCTGCTGGATTGGGTGCGGGTCCATCTGCGGCGGTCTTGCCTCCAAAAATCGACGCACGCCGCCTACACAGCGTTGCTTAGTACCCTCAAAAATTCGCAGAAAAATTTTTCAAAACCTTCTTTATAAACGACGACTCACCGCTCTAAAGATTTTACTTCTGCCACGACTTTTTGACTTGCCACCTTGCCATGCACCTTTAGCCATAGACCGGCCAGCAAATGGAACAACATCGGATTTAAACGAGAATTGGTCAATTGCGTGTGCCAAAGCCATTACCAAGTCATTGTGTTTGCCCGTATCAACAATGTCACCGGATTTCCAAGCGTGTGACTCCAATTCTTCCAACATTTCATTGACAACTCGCCTTGTTGCATCGTTGCCATAGGGGAATTGAATCTTGCCCCGTTCAAACCAAACACGCAATCGGTTTAGCAATCCTTGCTTTAATCCTTTATTGCTAACTTTTGACTCTCGATATTCAACGCCAATACCCTTAGCCTCCAACAAAGACTTGAACAAGCGTTGGAAACCTACATCTTCTGCCGCAAGAGGTGCGCTGTACTTTTTACACCACTCGCCAATCATGTCAGCCTGCCTATCGGGGGAAAAGTCATTCCTTCTCCAAATGTTGGCAATTGCTAATGAGCCATCGGATTCTTGGCGAACAGCCACTAAAACAGAATAGTCTTTCCCTAATCCTTGTGACGGGTCAAAACCAATAACATATTTACAGCCATCACGCTTTTCCTTGTCAAACACCTGCTCTAAGTCCATATTGGCCCGTGTAAATTTACGAGGGTACACAGCCGCTTCATCGTCAATAACCTTGCACAAAAATTCTTGAGCAAATTCTAATTCACCGGTCACTTTTTTCTGTTCAAGCAAAAAGTCCAATGGTCGGAACTCCGGCCAAAGTGCTTCTAATTTTTCCGGCTCATGCTTGTTTTCATCCCAATTAGGAATAGCACTCCAAATGCCTGTTTTCCATTGGTCGTTATCAAGCATTTCAGTGTGGTACAAGTCAGTCATAGCCATTGGTGTTCCAACACAGTAAAGAAACGAACCGGGGTCAAGCATCGGCATGACAACCTTTCGTAGCCAATGCCGCAACTGCTCGTTGTTTAGTTCTTTTTTAGCATCAAGCAACACATCATCAAGTGCAACAACAGCAGGGTGGTCACCACGAATAGCACTGCCAACGGAAGAACAGCGAATTACTGCTCCGTTGTTTAGCCATAGTTCTCTTTTACCACCTTTTTTGGGGTCAATGTATCGGGCTAACTCTTTGTGACTTGTCAAATCCTTGCGTATTTCAGCCAACCGTCGAACTGCTGTGTCTTGGCTGGCAGAAAACAACCAAATGTCCATAGGTTTGCCATTAAATTTTTGAAACAAACACATGTGTAGCAATTTTACACCAAGCGTCGTACTTTTTGAGTGACTTCTCGGAGCAATAATACAAACACGGTGAACATGCGCTTCCTTCCTGTCAGTGTAAATATCCATCCATTCTCCGATGTGGTTGCCCCAAGAGTAGCCAAGCCATCGGTAAAAATAGGAAACATCATTTCTTGCTCGTTCAAACGCTAATGCTTGTTTAATTCTTGACATTCGGCATCACATACATTCTAATCGGAAAAGTCCAATAAATATCTTTTTTTATGTTCATAATTTCACCACGGTCGCAAAGTGCGTAAGCCACAATACGGACAGATTCTCGTAAAAGCCTTTGCTTGAGAAAGGTACTTACTTTCCCAACCGCAAGCCGTACAAACAACATGTTCACGCTTCATCTCTTACCACCCTTAAGCAACCGCAGTACACCATTTTTTTTGTTTCCTTACACCACTTTTTGTGAGAAGTATAACGGGAATAACATTTATGACCACACTTTTGACATTCTCTTAATTTTTTGATTTGTGGGTTTGTCAATGTTCACCCTCCACAGGAGCAAACAATGTACCAACAAGTCCTTTGTCTTTGTCAATAAAGTGTGCAGACAAACCAGCCATACTTGTTGTGTAGCCTTGTCGAGCATGATACCTGTCATGTCCAGCAAGCGAAGGAAGTTGTACAATTAAACAACCACCCTTTTCAACAACCTGTCGATGGTGTAGGTGACCGTGGAACCATGTGTGGTGTTGACATTCTCCCCACAGTTCTCGCTTTTCGTTGCTCATTAACTCAACAAGGTTCCTTGCACCGTCACCATGAATAAAACCAAGCAAGTTGTTGCCATACTGAACATACTGTCGAGTGGAAGGACTCACAATAACTTCACAGTCTTCGACATTTTCATAAGCCGCACTAAGGTACATCATTAACGCAATAGCACTCATGCGGTCGTGATTACCCGGCATAAACACTACCTCAACAGGAGCAACTTGTCTAAGCAGTTCAATATGCTCTCGTGCCATTTGGCAACCTGTCATTAGGATTTCAGCAGGGCTACCACACATGTCTTGCGGTGTACCTTTTGTTGTTGTGCCAGCATCAGTATCAACATGAAACCAATCGCTACCGGTAGCCAAAATAATCTTTTCCGGTCGAGAAGGAAGGCGGCAAATCAATTCTTGCGTCTTTTCCATCAAACGCTTTCTTGCCTCATCAAAATTGTAGGTTTCTCCAACTTCGTCAACCCACCCGTATTTACCCCAATGGAAGTCAGTAGGACTAATAACAAGCGCATACTCAAGAGAATCTTCAACCATAGCCATTAGAGGTGTGGTTTTTGGTGCTTCGGAAACAATTTGTCGGAACTCGTTAAGTATTTTTTCCTCAAACATATTGTACTTTTCTGCTGATTCTTCAATAGACTTCCACTTGGCTCGCTCAAATTTCTTGTGCAGTTGGTGTTTTCTCCTTGTCACCAAATCATCAACAAGCATATCCACATCTTTTGTGGTAATTTCTTCATCGGTGTATGGCGACATATCATGTGTCCATCCATGCCGTCGTCGGTATTCATCAAACCACGCACGAGGAATACCAAACTCCCTACAAATTTCATTCATAGATGCAGGTTTTCCTACCATGTTTGAGTATGCTTCTTTCATGGCTCTATGTTTGTCACCGTCAACACAAATCATTTGGTCTGCAACTCGCAAGAAAGTGTAGTATTCGTCTTTTGTCGAGTCATAGTGATAAGATTGCTTTACAGCCTCAAGTTCATTTTCAATAAAAGGCTCTTTTTCGGGTTTAGGTGCTGGTTTTTCATTATTT